GTCGTTCTATATCAAGAGTTCTATTGGCTAGTAAAGGCGGTGCTAATCGATCCGACACACGCTAGAGAAATGCTTATTGACGCAATTAAATCACATACGAAATGAAAGACAATAAACTAATAGCAGAATTTATGGGTGTGCCTCAAGGTGAACACACACACTTTATGGTAGAACCTTTCGCACTTGAATCGTATGCTAATGTAGATGATTTGAAATACGATATATCGTGGGATTGGTTGATGCCTGTAGTACAGAAGTGCTACGAAACTGAGGTAGTCGTACAACCTGCTGTAGAAGGTGGTTGCTCAGGATTAATAACATTTTCACTCATAGGTCTTCCGTGCATGGAATCTACGTACAATGCAGTAGTAAAATTTATTAACGAGCATAACAAATACATATGCGGATCTTGTGGAGACCACGTGAACGAGGTGGTGTTCAATGAGGACACAGATGTAGATGAATGTACAAATTGCATACAATGAAAGACAATAAACTAATAGCAGAATTTATGGGTATAAAGTTAACTGAAAATGGTTTAGCTTGGGATTATATAAACAATCCAATACCTAGTTATCACAACTCGTGGGATTGTTTGATGCCTGTAATATCTAAGATAGAAACAGTTGGTAGAGGGTGGTTTCCACATGAGTTACACACCTCGCTGATGAAAAACGACATAGACAGTGCTTATGACACAGTATTACAATTTATAAACCAATATAACAATGAATAACACAGTAAATTTTATGAAGATGTTCATGATGTTACAAGACATGAGCGCACCAATCGACGCTAAGGTTGAAGAAATAATCAAGCGCAAAGAAAGAATTGTCTTTGCTACGCCTGGCATAATAAAGCCAAAAGATTGGGAAACCTTAAGTAATAACGAAAAGTTAAAGAGATTAAACAAAGTACAAAACCAATGACACTACAACAGAAACTATACCACCAAAGACAGATAGCTAATGCTATACAGAGAGGGGATAAGACGTATCAGCTTACCTCTACTAACCTTCTTGAAAATCTGCCTACACCACAAGTGTGCGGTACGATGACACAACAACGCACCTATGCTATGGATAAAGCGTTTGAGATATTGATTGGTATGTAACGACATACCTAGTGAGCGTCTGGCGAGATCCGCTAGGGTGTGATGCCCCTACCCGATTGACTGCTTTTATTGGTTATGCATTGAGGTTCGATTCCTCTTGCTCACTCTAATTTA